ATCTCTAGCCAATACACGCAACCGTATTAACTTCCACTTACCTGAACCTAAAGCGCTCTTACTCAATGCCATCCCTTAGTCTTAAAGTGTTCCCATGCTGCACATGCATTGATATAACCTTTATCATCTAACTTATATCTGTGTTTTATATATTTGAGTCCGTAATCAATTTGAGTATAAGCATCAAGATTAATCATTAACTTATTCTTTAATTGTGGTATGCCATAAGTCTGGTGAGTACCACCTATGTTACCTACTGCTTCAGTCTTCCATGCACTTTCTTTACCATATAACTTAGATATACAACTATATTGCCTACCGCTTTTAATCTGTTGAGCAGTATATGTCTGTACGCTTATTTGTATTATATCTTTGTCATTTACGGAATCAATCTTTTTCTCATACGCCTTAATGCTAATTAAGCAAAGGGCTACCCCTAATGCTACAAGCCACGAACTCGCGAGCAATCCGCTTATGCGGCTCGCGTTAGCGCTTTTAGGCGCTTCGCTTGCTTGAAGCATACTCACCTTGTCAAGTCTCTTACGCATAGATTTACCCTTCGTCTCATTATGTGAGATGTGATTTACCTCACAATAACTATTTTGCAACTATATCTGAAGTCATCCTCATCTAGCCAAGTATCTGAATAGCCATTGTCAGCCATAACCCTCACTCCACTCATGACCGCAGTCACTACACTCATGGAAGTAGTCTTTGTTATATTGGATTGTATTAGTGTTGTACTTTAAACACTCAGGGCATTGATCTTTTCGCATACCTTACAGTTCTCTTTATCATAAGTCCAAGAACCGCAAGCACACCGAATAGGCTCAGTCATTGATTAACTCCATAAACTTAGCCATTGGTAGCAAGACCACATAGTCCTCAACCTTCTCGCCCTGCCCATTGCAGCGCAATACTATGAACGAAAGTTTATCTGATTTACGCTCTTTTATCTGTTTAATCCACGCTAAAGGGCTGAACTTTGTTACAGCCTTAACCTCTATGTCAAAAGGAACGCCAAGGATGTCGCTACCTTGGCGTCCTGCCCCAGTTGACTCAGCGAACGGATACCAAGTCTTTAAATACTCTGCTACTACCTTTTGAGTTCTATACCCTCTATGTTTCCTATGTTGGCTCAAGGCTTAGAACCCCAACCTCTGCCTTTAAAATGTATTGGTACTGAAGTCCACAAACGCTTCAAAGTTCCCCCACATATAGTGCAATGAGGCGTTTGCGAACTAACAGCAAGCACGAGTTCTGTCTCTAGATCACATGGCTCGCATTTGAAATCATATTTAGGCATTATCGTCTTTGTCAACCCTGTTCATTAACTCTGAGCAAACAAAGCAAGTGCCATCTTTAAACACTCTGTCATCACCGCACATTTCGCAATGCCTTTCAGATTTAATTATGTGAGCGCCATCATCATCTAATTCAACAGTCCAACCAGAACCGTTAATAAAGGCTATGTATCCCACTATTGCACCGTATCTTCCTCAAAGTACCAATGCCCATTAGCAGTACTCTTAGCCCACTTAGCGTGTTCTGTTACACCCTTTTTACAGACATACCCATAGTAGGGCTTGCCCTTTCCCTTTGAAATGCCCTGTTTAAGTATATGACCATGCTCACACGCAGGCGGCTCTTTAGGTGTTGAAGTGCCTATTGCATCAATAGCATCACCAATAGACCAAGCAATTTGTTCTGGTTCTTTCTTATCTTCCTCAAAGGCAGTTCTAAGTGCAGTCTCAATGATTGCTGAGTTGCCAGACTTACCATAAAGGTTTTGCCTAGACTCTAACTTTTCTTTGAAACTCTTGGGTTCAGTTTCTGCTGCAATGACTTTAGCCATTTCGCTCTGAGATGGTCGCTTTCCTTTAGCGGCGTAACCTGCGTTAGCGAGCGCCCTGCCAATCGCAGAAGTCTCGCAGTTCTCCAATGCAGAAGTCTGATTGACACCGCGATCAGTAATGGTTTCATAAGCAAGCCCAGTAGCAAACGGCTGGCTATCCACGCATGTTCTATAAATTTTGGCAAGTACGATAAAGCGTTTTTCAGTACTTTCCAGCAACTCCGTATGAACCATAAAATCAGGATACTCACTAATATACCTTCCAAGCCTCACCTCAACCGTCTCATAATCATTGATATTAAATGCCATCTTCCTCACCTCTCATTTCTCTAACAATTTGATGATATATCAAACCGTAGCCCAACAAATCTTTTAAAGAATCCTCATGGTCGCTGGTTTGCGACAGTCTTGATACCTTGACGAGAAGCATGCACATACTTGCTTGCTCTGGCGAAATGTAAGTGTCAAGGTAACCCGACCATAATTCTGATATACGGCGGTGATTGAGAGACGCGTTACCGTAAATATGACCTCTGTCCGACAGAGTAATCCGCACTTCATCTAACAAGTCCTCAGTTTTTTTCATAGTCAAAAACCGCCCTTGACTTCATGCGTTGTAGTTTTTGTTGGTGTTCTAAACTGGCTTTCCAACCTGAGGAACGACCTGCCCAGAATCCCTGCTCGTAGTGATGCTCTTTAATAGCCTCATAAATCATGGCTAGTGCGAGAGCAACAAACATAAATGCTAATGTCCACAATCCTGCATCTCTTAGACTCATGCGCTCACCCATGAACCTGCATAGTCGGTTGTAAATACATATTGCATCATTGCCTCATCAAAAGCAAGGCTAAAATCAAAACCTTTTTGATCTAAATACATTGTTGCAAGTAAGGCTGAAGCATAATTTTCAACCCAATAAATGTATTTATGTGACCAGTTTATTGTATCTTCAAAACGGTCTTTTTGATCTGTCCAACCATCATTACCTACCCACTCCATTTGAGATTGTGTTAATCTCTCAAAGTCATGCTTTGTAAGTTTCATATACTCCCTTTGCTAAGTCCAAGTCCGTTACTTGGTTAGGATAAGGGTCGGCTATGACAGCCTAAATATCAATTTTTATTATGGCGTGTTGTATAACGGTTTTGTTACATTAAGCCTAGAGAATCAAAAGCATCAATCTGCTCATCAATGTCTCTAGGCTCGTAATCTGTTTGCTTACCCATACAATTTACCTTCAAATATAAACGAACCATCTTGGTTGACAGGTACTGTTATGATCTGCACTTTACGGTCTTTTACATAGGCAACGGCAAAGCCTGATTGCCAGTTTGCATAGCCTCTGGTGTATGCCATGCCTGAAGAACTTAAATCTACTAAATTGCCAACCTCAACGCCCCATACAGTACGCCCTAATTGCCCTCTGGAAGCCTCTGTAAAGGCTGAAACCCCTAGTCTATGGGTGTGACCACACACAACGCTCTTTCCTAGCCTTCTAGCCCCATTTAAGGCTGTTTGCCCAGGCACTTGGCTAAGAGGGAAAGCGTCTCCATGAACTGCTGTCCAACCGTATGCCCAGTCAAGCCCGTAAGGGTGGAATTTGATCTTGAGTTTGTCATATCCCATAAAACGCTCATACTGCATTTCTGGTAGGTTGAGGAAAGAGGGTAGTCTTTTCTTGATTGATCTATAAAGTCTGATTCCATGGTTACTTCCTAGTACATCTGTTACGCCAAGATAGGTTAAGACCTCTTGGGTTTGTTTTCTATCATCATTTATGTTGCCCACCATCTCATCAATAGTGCCAGCATTAAAACCCCCAAGTTGGGGCAAATCTATTTCATCACCAATACAAATAGTCTGGTGAGGATTCCATTTGGCTAAGAACTTGCCAACTGTTTTTACTTGCTGTTCGTTAAAAAAAGGTACTTGAAGATCACTTACAAAAGCGATTCTTTTCAATTAGTCCTCATCTTCGTAGGGGTCATGGTCTGGGTTAACAGGGTCAAATTCAGGGCTGGTTGGGATTAACCAATCTGGAAATGTGTTTCTATCGCACATACCAAGTGCCTGATCTACTGGGAAACCTGCTCGCCGTAGGCTCAAGTAATACTCACGAACGCTGATTGTGTAAGCGTCTAACCGAGTTAAAACTTCCTCGTGTTTGAACTTACCTTTACGGCGTGTTATCTTTCGCTTTTTCTTTTGAGCCATAAGTAAATTCTACTTTCGTTCGGTGACAATCCTTAGTAATTCCTCTTGGCGTGTTTCTATTCTTGCTAACCGATCTGCAAGGCTTGAACCGCTATTGGGTGTGAGAGTCCAGAGCCAACCTTTAATAAGATAACGCAGACCCAAAAAGAAACTTGTTAATACGGCGGAGACGGCGGCGGCTAAGCCAGCCCAACTTGCTGCATCCATTATTTCGCATTGATACCGTAGTCAACCTCTTTACCAGAGGAAGGGTCAACGGCTTTTGCTATCGGTGCTACAACTGCACCTAGTAATGTTGCATAGGCAGGGTGTATGTCTGCCACTATTGCAAGTGCAACAGTAATGCCAGAGGCTACTACTGCTCTTAAATAAGATTTGATTGCAGCCTTATGCTTTTTTGATAACTTCATCTGTTCCCCCTAGTAGTGGTATGTTAAAAGGTTTGCCATTTTGGTTTTCTTTAAAAGAAATATGTAAATGTTTTGTATGGGGATTCAAACCGCGATACTTGACCCAACGCCAAAACGATTTCGCAGAACAAATCTTGCCCATAAAGATTATATAAAGTATGCGTCTATCACCTTGTTTTGCTGCAAGTCGTATTTGATCTGCCAAATAGATTGCAATTCCTTGTTCCTCAGATAAGCGAGCGTCAATGTCCAATGCGCAGACTTCCCCTCGTTCATTGGGGTTGTGTTGACTAACTCGAGACTGGTGACGCAAATCACCAATCCATCCATCAAGACGCTTGGAACGATTTGGGAAATTATCATTGACTTGTTCCCTAAATTGTTCTGCGGCTTTAGATAGCCACGGCTTCAACCCAGTCACCTATCTGCTCATCCCAATTCCACAATCCTTCAATTGGATATGGTTTAGGCGGTTGCCAATCAAAATTTTCATCTAACGACCATGATAAATAAGGTTGTGGTGCAATAAATATATCAAAATTTTCATCATATTTATAGCCAATACCTGCGTATTGTTTTCTAATCCTATTATTGTATGAAGTTCTTTTACAGGTTTGTCCTCTAAAATTACCATACCAAGTTTCAGTATCTAAACCTTCAATAAATTCGGTTTCATCAATACCTGCGATAACCTCAGTAACAATGTTATTTTCATCTAAAAATGCGTAATGTGCCATTATGCCCAACTCACATTTCCAGTACCAGCAGTAATAGTTGCTATTTTGTAACCACCACTAGTAGATGTTGTTCCAGTTAATCCAGCACCTATTGTTATTGTTCCAGTTGTCCATCTTAAAATTACAACGCCTGAACCACCTGAACCACCGTTATATTCAGTGCCAGTAAAACCACCACCACCACCGCCGCCACCTGTATTTACAGTGCCAGCATCACCAGCAGTAGTTTTGCCACCATTACCACCGCCAAATGTTGCAGTACCATTAGCAACATTGTTGCCACTCCAAAGACCACCACCTGCGCCACCACCGCCAGCGTAGTTAACAGAAGCCCCAGAGATACTTACACTTACTCCAGCACCACCATTACCAGATGTACTAGTGTTCGGTGCAGTTTGTCCTGAAGCACCAGCGCCACCACCACCACCGCTAGAATTAGTCGCAGAGGCATTACCGCCTGAATAACCTTGATTTGCTGTTCCTGCGCCACCAGCATTACCATCTGTTGAACCGCCGCCGCCTGAACCACCACTAGCACCAGTTTTAGGACCGCCACCTGCGCCACCGCCACCACCGCCGCCAGTAGAAGTAATAGTTGAAAATACTGAATTAGAACCGCTAGTACCTCTTAAACCACCCGTACCAGCCGCACCGCCACCGCCTACTGTAACTGTGTAGTTTGTATTAGCACTAAGTGTTAAAGCAGTTTCAAGTGAACCACCACCACCTGTAGCAGTAACTGTGCTTCGCAATCCACCACCACCAGCACCGCCACCTATTGAACTACCACCACCAGCACCGCCCGCAACTACCAAATAATCAACAGTTCCTGAAAAAGGTACTATGTCGGTTTGTGTAATTGCTGAAATTATATTTAACATTTAAGCAATAGCCCCTACAACATACCAAGTGTCCGTTGCAGTTTTAATGCAAACTGCTGATTTATATTGTGCTAAAGATGGTTGAGCGGCAGTTGCGCCAGCACTTAAAACAGTTGTTGTGCCGCTTGTTACTGCCTTAATTGTGCAAGCACCAACACCGATATTAAGAACTGTTATTGCAGTTCCTACCGGATATGCAACTGAAGCGTTGGTTGGAATAGTAAAGTTCACCGCAGTAGCCTTGTTCATTACTACTAAGGCTTGGTATTGGTCGTTTAATACTGGGGTGTAATCTGCTGTTTGTGCTGTACCTACTGTAAATGAGGTTAAGCCGTTAAACATTGCTGCTGATAGCACGTCACCGGTGCTTGCTGGAAATCCTGTTGCCATTGTGTTTTCTCCCTTAGTGTCTAATTATATCTCAGTATGTGAGAATATCCTCGCCCAATATGCCATAGGTTGAGTTCCCGATTATGAACCCATCCGCGATAGGCTCAAGTGTAGTAAATGTGCCAGTCCATGAGTTCGGGCTGATTTCCCATGATACGCCTTGAATCTGTAAGTTTTTGGTAATTACTGACGAATCTGGCTGTATATTGGAAATAAGAACATTGTCAAAGTAATCTAAATCTAAAATTGTGCCATTAGGTACTAAAGCATCATAAAGATCAATAGTCATGCGATCAATGCGAATAGTGGTAGTAGATCGCGTTGCCACATATAAAGCGGCTATATTGGCTGCATCTGCATCTGTTTGAATAACTAGATCACTAAATGAGACCGAGTGAGGGAAGTAGGTCGCAACCGAATCAGCATCTACATAAGTCTGAGTACTGCCCCCAATAGGGGTAGCAGAACAGGTGTTAACAATAAGTTTGTCATCAAAGGCAAAAACTAGGTTCTTATATGGAATACCGCCAGTTTGATTAAAGTCAATAGGTGTACCACCCGCTGAGGATATTGTGTTTGATCTGTTCTTAAATATAGCGTTGCCTTCAGGTGAAATATAGAAAGCACCCTGCTCTGAGGTCTCAACATTTTGGATGGCATTAAGTGAGGTTCTAAGAGTTGCAGGGTCAGCCTGAGTCAATGAGTTACCAGTATCTAGACTGCGCATAGAGTTAGGGAAATCTACTGTATCAAGAATCTTGGCAAGTCTAGTTCCTGTATCTTGCCCCGCTGCCTGTCCTGTAACTGAAACGATTGTTGCCATTGCAAACAATCTAAAGGCATCTGAAGCGTTAATATCTACATAGGATATATTCTCTGCCTGATCGTAAGTATAAACATAATCAGTCGTATAACCGCTAAACAAGTAATAATCTTGACCATTAAACTCAGCAGATAT